AGGGCTGCCTCCGCGTCGCATTGAGCGCGAGGGGCTTTTTCGGGGGTGTCAACGCCCATGACTCGAATCGACAGTCTTGGCGGCAGGGGCGACGGAAGAAAATCCACCGCAATCTCCACGGTATCGCCGTCAATGACGCGGGTAATTTCATAGGGCGTTGCCAGCGCAGGGCTGGCCGACAGGAGGAGGATGCCAAGCCACTTCACTTCTTCGGTCTCTTGATCGGCACCTTCTTGGTGACGGCGTCCAGCACAGCTTCTTTTGCCATGTCCTTGCCCATGCCGCCGAGCAGGTCGCCGACGTTGCCAGTGGCCGCAACCTTGATTGCGTTCTCCACCGGGTCAGGCAGGTTCACCTTGTCTAGCACGGCATCAATAGCTTTTTCCTTGAGCTTGCGGCCCATGAACATTCCAACGAGTTTGCCAATCATTCGGTGTACTCCTTTGTCGGCGGCTCATCGTTGCCACCCCTGTTGCGATTGTTGCCTGATGCCATGATGCCGCCGAGAGCGCCGACGATAAACGAGGCGATGGGGGTCAGCAGTTCGAAGAACTTGCGGTCGTTCTCGCTCGACTCGCCAAGAGGCTGGGTCACGAAGACAAGGCTGTAGAGGATGGTGAAGATGGTGCCAGCCAAGATAACCACCAGCGAGCAGCCGATGAAGTATCGAAGCTTAGCTTCCAGATAGTCAGAATCGTTTTTGCTCATTGCGAGGCTCCCGTTAGATCAGTCGCACAGTTCCTAGTACGAAGGCAAATAGGTGGCTGACATTCTAAAGCAGACCAGTTGGCTGGGTCTTGGCATGGGTAACGATAGAATCCGTCACCAGAAAAGTAGATAATCGTCACGACAGAAGCAGCAGCAACTGCCCAGATAATCTTCTCTAGCATCTTACCACCTCCCTAAATAGCGGCCCCAGAAGTATAGACCAAAGCCAGCGATAACGCTCGTCGCCAAGATGATGACCGTCCAAAGCGCAGCTTCTAGAAGGCCTTCGATCAGTTCCTTGCGACGGTAAACCTGCTCTCGCTGTTGTTCTCGAACCCGGCGCTCAATGTTCTGGAACTCTAGCCAAGCATCGTTGCCGTAGGTGTAGCTGATAAGCTGACGCAACTCTTTGCGCTGCTGTTCACACTGCTTTTGCGCCGCGAAAATATCAATGGCACTCTTTTGACTTCCGCCGCCGAACAGCGTTCTGAACGCACCCGGCGGTTCGTTAGCCTTCTGGGCGGCGTAGGAAATGTCAGAGACCGCCTTGCCCCATTCTGACAACTGCGAAGCCATGTCTTGGATTTCGCGGCCAGCAGCAATGCCCTGCTTGAGCATCGAGAATGCTTTGCTCCCGATACTAAGAGCCATGCCGATGCTAACTGGGTCGAACATCTACAGGCTCCAGAACGGCGGGCAGGGAAACAGCGGATGAACCGCCAGTGCTACGTCCGCAGTATACCTGCAAATCTTGACAAATACCATGCGCCCGTCGATCCAGATGTGCGTGTACGCCACCCAGATCAACGGCACACTCACTTTGCTAGGCTCCGGAGCAGAGCGTCGATCTTGGAGTCGAGGTTATCGATCCGGGCGATCAGCATGTTCATGCTGGACTGCACGTCAGTCTTGGTGACGTAGTCCCGCGCCATCTCTTCGCGGGTGCGATTGAGCAGGATTTGCAGGCGCTGCACCTCGTCGGAATGGCCTTTGAGAATCCAACCCACGAGGGCGAGGATGGCTGACAGGCCTGCGCTCCAGAGCGTCTCAGTGGTCATGGCTTACTCCGGTTTTGCAGGCCAAGTTACGGTGTCCGGGAAACCCGGTTGCGCTGTGATGTCGCGAAGAGCTTGTCGATAGGTAAGCCAAACAACGGGGATTTGAATGCCAAAACTATCCTGTGCGTTTTGATCTACAGCTTTGACCACCACCCAGTCGCAGTCCTTTAGCAGGCTGTCGCGCTGAATGCGAATAGCCGAGGCCCGAGAAGCGGTGCGCTCGGCGATCTGCTCTACGGAAAGCGGACGCACGGAGGGTGCATACACCCAAGCCCCACCAACAAAGGTGGGGACGGGGGCGTACTCTACGAAGTGCGTCTCCGGATCGTGGTCCGGGGCCGGGGGAGTCTTGACCTCGTACACGCCGTACTCGGCCAGCACCGCGGCCGGAACGTCTCTTGGGAAGCTGGTGTTGGGGTTGTCACGGCGAAGCATCCCTATGCTGTAGGGAGATTGGACGATCTCGCCGTTTGTGGCCTTGACGAACATTGTGTATCCTTTCTGTTCGCTGGACGGGTTACGCTTTGACCTGCTGCCGGATGACCTCGAGCATGATCTTTGCCTTCTTCTGCTCAAACTTTTCGGAGGCAAGCAAGCCTTGCAGTTGGACTGAAAACTCGAACAGCTCCTCCTGTTCCCCTTGCGGCAACTTTGCGATCTCGCTTAACGCAATCGTGTAGTTGTCGATGTTGATCTGGTAGTGCATGACCTCCTGCACTCGGGCCTCGAGCGACATCTGCAGGATTTCTTCACGGGTCTTAGGTGCTTCGGTGTTTTCCACGGATTCCTCTGGGTTGGCTATTTTTCGACGACGTACAGGCTGGGCGGAGCAGTTACTGGAAGAGTGGCCGGGTTAGAGTACTTAGCACGAAATCCAGTGGCATCAGACCACGGGTAGGCGGATATAAAGGGGCTGTTAGCATGTCCGACAATTATCGCTTCACCGCTTGGATGAAAAGCTACACTCTGTCCGGTGCCCGCTGGAAGAGTGGACGGATTAGAGTACTTAGCACCAAACCCAGATGACCAAGCATAGACCGAGATATACGGGGAGTTTATATGGGCAACGGCTATGGCATTGCCGCTTGGGCTAAAAGCTACACTCTGTCCGGCGCCCGTTGGAAGAGTGGACGGATTAGAGTACTTAGACCCAAAAGACCCGCCGGAAAAAGGATAGGCCGTGATAAACGGGGTGTTTTCGTGTGCAACGGCTACAGCCGTCCCCGCCGGATGGAAGTCTATACCATTCCCAGTCCCCGTTGGGAGGGTGCTCGGGTCTGAGAGCTTAGTCCCGAATCCGGCGGCGGAGGTCCAAGCATACCCTGCGATGTGCGGAGTATCATTGAGGGCAAGAACTACGAAGCTTCCGATTGGGTTAAAGGCTACGCCACGGACTGTGCTTATTAAAGCTGTGCCCGGGTTACTATACTTACTCCCAAAAAAACCGCTCCCACTGCCACCGAAGGCGTAGGCCGTAATATAGGGAGAAGAAAGACTACCAAAAATCACGGCGTTGTCGCTTGGGCTGATGGCTACGGCGAAGGACGTACTCGTTGGGAGAGTAGACGGATCGGACCTCTTACTCCCAAACCCGGAGCTTGACCAGCCGTAGGAAGAAACGAATGGAGTGGTAGCGTGGGCAACGGCAACCCCCCCTGCCACGCTGGTCATTGCCACGCCGCGGGAGGAACCCGGTGGAAGCGTAGAAGGGTTGCTAAACGGCCCGGTAAGTGCCGGACCATTCCACGAGTAGACCTGTACATAAGGGGAGATGCCAAGAGACATCGACACGTACGTGTCTGCCAATTCGGGCTCCGACGCGCCAGTCGCAGTGAGAAGCTTTCCACCAATCATTATGCATCACCTACCCGAGCGCCGTAGACCTGACCACCAACTTTGAACAAAACCATAATGGTATACCCCGTCGTATTCAACGTCGGCGCGTTGCCGCCGTCGGTTTTCCATACCACGCCAGAGCCGCCGAAAGTCGCGTCGGTCCACGTCAGGGTGTAGGCCGAGCCGTCATTCACCATCAGCGTCACAGATTCGCCGTTGGCAAAGTTTGTGGCTTTGGGAGTGCGGCTTGCGCCAAGTGTGATCAACTGAATGGTTCCATTGCCGGGGTCGATTTCGAAGGCGGCCCCATCCGTGATCGTAAAGATGTCTTCCAAGATTGCGCCGATAATCGCAGGATCGGTGAGCGTCTTGTTGGTCAGCGTCTGAGTCCCCGTAGGAGTGACCACGTCAGAGAAAGAAAGCTGACCGGAACCGTCCGTCACAACAGCCTGACCATTGGTGCCGTCGGCCGTGGGCAGCGTCAGAGTGTAGCTGGTGGCGACAGTGCCGGGGCCTTGCAGCGCGACGAACTGTCCCCCGGCCGCGTCTTGGAAGCGCACGTCGCCCTGCGCCGTGACATCGACCTGCCCGGCAGTAACCGCGGTGAAGGTCGGGCTGTCCCCCGTCCCCAAACCCAGAGAGGTTCGTGCCGTCGCTCCGCTCTCGGCCACCCACGTCGTGCCGTCGCCGACAATGATGTTGCCGTCGGTAACCGCAAGAGCTGCGATGGCGGTTAGTTCGGCGTCGTAGGCCTGCACGTTCGTACCGATAGCGAGGCCGAGGGTCGTGCGCTGGGCCGAAGCGTCGGCGTCATCCAGAAGGGCGCGGCCTGCAGCCGTAAGACCTGTGGTGGCGTAGGTGTCGAGGGCCGTCGTATAGATCATCTGATCGGCGGACGTCGTCAGTCCGGAGATGGACTGCAGTCCCGCATCGTAGGCCTGCACGTTCGTCCCGATGGAAAGACCAAGAGAGGTTCTGGCCGTCGCGCCGCTCTCGGCAACCCACGTCGTGCCGTTGCCGACAATGATGTTCCCATCGGTCACCGCCAGACCTGCGATGGCGGTCAACTCGGCGTCGTAAGCCTGCACGTCAGTGCCGATGGCGAGACCAAGGTTGGTCCGAGCGGCCGAGGCGCTCGACGCGCCAGTGCCCCCGTCTACGATAGCAAGGTCGGTGATCCCGGTGATCGAGCCCCCGGTAATCTTGACGCTCGACATGGCAAAGTTGGCGGTGATGTCTATGACCGCGGCCCCTGCACCAGTGCCGTCGGCGTACACAACTTTGGTGTCGCCGCTGGCTACAGTGACGTTGCCTCCCGAACCTTGGGTCAAAACCACGCTTTCGCTGGTTACGTTCCACACGATGTAGACGTGCTGCCCGTCGTTTGGCGAGATCGTCACTGTGTTGGTTCCGGAGGGCGCTCCGCCAAAAACCAAGACAGAGTACTGGCCGTCCGAAAGAACTCCGTCAGAGGTGGTCAGCGTGTGGGTTGTTCCTGCAAGCGCGATTGCTCCGACCCCGTTCACCAGTCGGTCAATGATTGACAAGTTGGTGTTGGTCGTGGTGCCCCAAGTACCGGACTGTTCTCCGCTTGCAATGAGCTCAATGCCGCTGTTCGTTGTATACGTGCTGGCCATGTCGCCTCCTTACGCCGCGATGTCTGTCCAAGAGGTGCTGGGCGGTGCTTGTTGCACCTCGGTCCATGAATTTATAGCACCTGTGTTAACCTCCGTCCACGTAGTAGACTCGGGATTTGGAGAAATGTCACTCCAAGAGGCTAAGGTGGCGGGAGTAAGCGAGTTCCAGTTCGTCAGTGGGGCTGGGACAACCTCCCCCCAAACAAGGACCGTCCCAACGGCACCTGCGGCGGAAAGCCCCGTAACACGGACATCGACATTGATGTCACTTGTTATGGAAACAGTCCCGACTAGCCCCGTCGCAGAAAGACCAGTGACAGGAACAACGGCGGGGATTGAGACAACGACTGTCCCAGTCTGCCCTGTCGCAGAAAGACCAGTGACAGGAACAACGGCGGGGATTGAGACAACGACTGTCCCAGTCTGCCCTGTCGCAGAAAGACCAATGACAGGAACGTCGGCGGAACCCGTGACATCAACGGTCCCAGCCTGCCCAGTCGCAGAAAGACCAGTGACGAGAACAGAGACGTCGACGGCGATTAAAACATCAACGGTCCCAGTCTGACCAGTGGCAGAAAGACCAGTTACAGGAACGTCGGCGGGGATTGAGACAACGACGGTCCCAGTCTGCCCTGTCGCAGAAAGACCAGTTACAGGAACGTCGGCGGAACCCGTGACATCGACTGTCCCAGTCTGGCCTGTCGCAGAAAGACCAGTGACGAGAACAGAGACGTCGACGGCGACTAAAACATCAACGGTCCCAGCCTGCCCAGTCGCAGAAAGACCAGTGACAGGGACAGAGACGTCGACGGCGACTAAAACATCAACGGTCCCAGTCTGCCCAGTGGCAAAAACTCCAGTGACAGGAACAACGGCGGAACCCGTGACATCAACGGTCCCAGTCTGCCCAGTGGCAAAAACTCCAGTGACAGGAACAACGGCGGAACCCGTGACATCAACGGTCCCAGTCTGCCCAGTGGCAAAAACTCCAGTGACAAGAACGTCGGCGGAACCCGTGACATCAACGGTCCCAGTCTGGCCTGTCGCAGAAAGACCAGTTACAGGAACGTCGGCGGAACCCGTGACATCGACTGTCCCAGTCTGCCCAGTGGCAAAAACTCCAGTGACAGGGACAGAGACGTCGGTGGTGGTTAAGACATCAACGGTCCCAGCCTGCCCAGTCGCAGAAAGACCAGTGACAGGGACAGAGACGTCGACGGCGACTAAAACATCAACGGTCCCAGCCTGCCCAGTCGCAGAAAGACCAGTGACAGGAACAACGGCGGAACCCGTGACATCGACTGTCCCAGTCTGGCCTGTCGCAGAAAGACCAGTGAGGGAAACGCTTACGTTGGTTCCGCCAGAGTCGATTTGCTCGGACGAGCTAAGCGGAGCACCTGACAGAGGATAGAAACCTAACATCCGGCACCTCCGTTAGATTAAGCCAGCTCCTTTAATTTAGCACAAGCCGCGCATGCGGGACAGCGAGCTTTACGCTGCCTCCTCGGGCGGGGCATCCTCTTGGACGACCGTCCAGACATCCCGGACAACGCCGTCCTGAATTTCGTAGCGGCATTCAGCGCTGACAATGATCTTACCGTCATCGGCTCTTGGGCATTGAATCCGCTCAAACGGCATGAACTGGGGCGGCAGGTTGTCCAAGTCCACAAAGGGAAACGCATCCCTCATGTTCGACTCAACAATAGGATGCTCGAACGGGGCCCCGTCCAGCATGCGGATGAACAGACGCATCACAAGTCTCCCGTGTTCGTTGACGGGAACCTTCTCCCGTATCCATAGATAATCCTGACAGCGCCGCCAGCTCCGTTGGCGTGTTCGGTGGATGCCAGTTCTGAACCTGCAGCACCGCCGCCGTAGAGTCCGGGCGTCGAGCGGTTTGTGGTTGTGTTATAGGCCCCGACAGTTGCGTTTGTGCCGCCAGAGCCTCCGGTGCCTCCGTTGCCGTCAACCCCGGCCGTGATTGAACCAGACCCGCCGTTGCCGCTTGACCCCTCCCCCAAGATACCCACACCGCCACCAGCACCAGCCGTAGCGCCAGAACCTGCAGCACCGCCGCCCCCTCCACTGCCGCCAGAACCCGCGACCCCGGAGCTGGTGCTTCCTGCTGCACCGCCCGCTCCCGAATAGCCGCCCGCGCCGCCACCACCACCGGCAGCGCTGGTGGATGTGTTTTTTCCTCCGTTCCCGCCCGCGGCGCCGCCCCCGGTCTGACCAATCAGGGGGATTTCGGTGCGGGCAAAAGAGCCGCCGGTGTTATTCGTAGCAGCGGTCGGAGAGTTTGCCCGCCCACCACCAACACCAGAAACGGTACCGCTGCTGACGAAAGAGCTTTCCCCTCCGTTGGTGGTCGTCGTCCCGCTGGTCGTGGACGTCCCTCCAGCGCCCACCGTGACCGTATACGAAGACCCGGTTACAACAGGGTAGTTGTTCAAGTAACCAAGTCCACCGCCACCGCCGCCGTTGCCCCCGCTCGAGGTGCCAAGGCCCCCGCCACCGCCACCGACGCAAACAACGCTAACGGACGGGACAAAGCTTGGAGCTACAAAAGTGTAGGTTCCGGGAGATGTGTACGCAACCTGACCCACCCGTCGGAACCACCCGTTGTACTCAGCCATCGTGAAGACACCGCCGGAGGTTCGGTTGGATAGACCTCCCCCGGAGGCGTTGGCGCTATTGCTCGAGTTGAGTGTTGTGGAGATAAATCCTCCCGGGGCTCTTGTCATATTAAGGCCTCACGAGATTTCTTCGTAGGAACAAATGACCTTGAGGTCGTTTGCAACACTCGCCGTTGCGCCAATCGACCGATCCTCTTCGAGATAGACGGGTGTTTCTTTGCTGATCACAATCAAGGACGTGTCCGCAGGGATGGTAATAGTGCTTGCAATCTGGAATGCAGTACCACCCAGCGCCGCCGAGGTGTAGTAGTTGATCGTGATGTCGGCGGAAGCGGCGACGTCCACGTTCGACACGATCAAGGTGTTGATCTTCATGACAAGACCCGAAGACGCCGCGTTGCTCACCACCGATGTTGCGCTCGTGCTGGTGAGGTTTGTAGTCGCGGTCTTGCCGATAATGCTGGTCACGTTGACGATGTTTGGCGCAGCCATCGGTTATCCCCCTATCCAAACACGAGAGCCATGGCAACAGCTCTCCCAGTATACACCGCCTTGCCAGCTGGTAGCGTCGAAAAGACGTTCTTAGTCCCCGCAACAAAGGGAACGTTAGTCCCAACGCCATAGGTTCCCGCTAAAACGATATCCCTAGAAAGGGTTGAGCCGGACAGCGTGTAGGTGCCGATGCCGATTTCATACTCGCCTGCCGCCACATTCGTAATCGCGTAGTAGGTACTGTTGTTGTTGCCCACACCATCATTAAAAGATTGGAACCCCTGAGTAGGCCCGAGTAACGCGAACGACCCGGTCCCCGTCGTCGTAGAGGTCTCAAGGACCCTATCTTCTAGTACCAGAACCACGGAAAACCTCTCTGTTAAGAGATGCGAATGATCGCGTCAGACGCAGTGGCGGCCGGGAACTGAATGGTGAAGGTGCCTGCCGTCGAGGTTTTATCGCTACCGAAATCCAGAACCACAACGGACGGGTTGGTATAGGTGTGCGCCGGGGTCGTGTTGTAGATCAGCGCGCCGCGGGCCGTGATAGTCGCCGTCGTGAACGAAAGGTCGTCGAAATCGGTGAAGGCCGTTGTCCCGGAAGTAGTCGGGTTGACGTTGGTCAGTGTTCCGCCACCAGCCGAATAGGAGCCAGAGTTGGCAACCTCGTTCGTAGCCGAGTACGCCGTCGTGGTTGCGTCAAGGGTGGCCGCGCTGGTGTACAACGCCAGCTTAAAAGTGTCCCCGCCGCTCGCGCGGAAGTCGTGAGCACCCTCGAGGAGTTGATCCTTGAACGAAGTGCACATTGCCTGAGTAATTGCCATCGCGGCCTCCTATAGCTTTTTAATGGCTTCCGCCAGTTGTGGCTGCCCAGCCTCTACAAGGGCATTATATACCGTAACACGATCCTGTGCGACAGCAAATGTCATGTATCTCGTGACGACCGCGAGAACGGCCGCGCGGTACGCAAGCGCTTGGTCCCTGATCTCTTGCGGGGCGTTATCGGACACACTGATGAGCTTGCTTACGCAACGCATCGCCACTTCCTCAGGGGTTTCCCCTCGGCCGCTTGTGGTCGTTACCACGACAACGGGGGTCTCAGGCAAAGAGAGTTTCGCGCCAAACATTATTCCTTGGACCTCACAACCATGCCCTTGCGATATTCATCGGTGACCTGCTTCGCTTCGCCCAGCATCTTGAGGCCCACGAGTGACTCTTGGAAGCGCTTGTCGTAGCTTGCCAAAAGGTCGGGGTCACCTTTGAGGAACAGGTAGGCCTCGATCATCGCGCCGTAGAACAACGTCAGTTCGGCGTTGATGCTAAGCCACGTGGTCCCGCTGTCAGACCCAGCCGTCAGGCTGGCAGGGCGGTAAAAATAGTGCAGCTCCATCGAGTACGCCGAGTTCGGAGTCGGACCCAGAATAAAGTTCTGGTTGTCAAACTGAGCGTAGTACCGAGGAGCCCCCGTAACGGCTGCGTCCGGGGAATACTCTTGAACAAAGCTGACGTCCTTAAACTCCAGAAAAACTTTATCGTTCCCAGCGTCCGTGTAACACAAAGACAACGGCGCAAGGAAGTCCGACGGGCAGCCGAGGAAGCGGTCCCCAGAAGTTGCGTTGGCGGAGACATTGTTGCGGAACAGACTTAGCTGGACGTTCTTGAGAATACGCTCTTCCGACAGGCGGATGAAGAGCGGGAGGTTGTTGACGAAGGTGGTCTCCGAGGTCTCGAGATAGTCCTGCAGAGCCTGCTTCAGCTGGCCGTAAGTAAAGCTCATGTGGTCACCACCGTAACGAAGCCGACAGTGCCAACCACCGGGTAGATGATTGCAACTGGCGGGAAGACTGTGTTGCCGACCGAGACGTAGACGTGCCCTGCCTCTGGGTCGGGACGAGGATTTCGAAGCGCCTGCGGGTCAGGGTAGGCCTTAGGCGGGAAGAGCTGCGGATGCTTCGGGTCATACTCATCCGGGCCGACGAGAAGTCCCGTCCATTCTTTTCGCATGTCGCGCAGCCGGAAGCGGACGCCGGAGCGATCAGAAATACCCCAAGCCTTTTTACCGCTGGCATACGTCATCAGAACCTCAGGTAGGCCACATCAGGCTGCAGCTTCAACGGCACCCGGTCCTCGTCTTCTTCGGCCGCGCGCGTGAACTCTTCGTCATAGATCGCCTTGAGCATGGCCATCCGGTCAGGGGCCCGCTTCATGGCAAGATAGTAAGCCAAGCCAGCAACCATGCAAGGGTAGAACCGCCACGGCATGTCGGTGGTGTTCTGCAGGGTTCCTGCGTCCTCGATGCGGCGGACGTAATAGTAGATCAACTGGTCGGTCGAGTTCTCGGGAACCTGCCAGACGGTAATCTTCGGAGCGATCTGACGGTCGTAGTAAAACTGCGACGGCCGCCCCTGCGTGGTCTTGTTGGGCAGGAGGAAGAAGTCCCCGCGGCTGATGCGCTCGACTTCGTAATCCGTGCCGTCCCGACGAAGAACCATCTCAAGGATGTCCGCGTGATCGGCGTTGACGGTGTAGGTCGCGACGTTGACCGTGACGGTGATCGTGGCTTGGTTCACGGTCCACAGGTTCAAACCGCGGTTGGCCCACTCAGCGAACATCAGGTTCAGGGACCGCCGTGCCGTGCGCGCGTCGTAGCCTGTGCGGACTTCAAGCCCGCACCGCTCATACGCCTCTTCGATAAGCTCGCCGACGTCCAGATTGAACGTCCGGGTCCCTGAGGTTGCCATGGTTTACTTCTTGCCCTTCTTGACCACTGCAGGCTTCATGCCCATGGCCATAGCCTTGCGTGGGCTGATCATGTCAGCCGAGCAGCCCTTGCCGCCCTTTTTGCCAGCCTTCATCATTTCTTCCCCTTCGCTGTTTTGGCGGACTGCCGAAACGCTTGTGCGGTCGGTGCGCCCTTGGTTCCCGGTTTCCGCATCTTCTCGTCAGAGCCTGCGGCGATGCGCTTCCGCTTGGCGTTGATGTTAGCATACAAGCCAACCTTTGCCATCCTCTTCCCTCCGGTTTCCGTGATCTGTTGGGTCATACTACCACGGTTCATGTCAGCAATTCCACGCTCGAAGTGACTTATTGATCCGGCTGTTTGGATCGCGCTTGGTCTTCTCGCTCGTCAGCTTCGCCTTCATCCCGGACATCCGGGCGCAGAATGACGCGCGGCGGCCTTTGTCTTCTTTGCTCTTTGGGTTCGGGGCAGGGGGTTTCAAGTTCATCCCCTGCGCTTTCGCCGAAGCGCGGCCCTTGGCGTTCAGACCGCCTTTCGGGTCCTTACCCTCCTTGCGTGTCCAAGCCGGACTTTTACCCATCAGAGCGGTCCTCCGTTCTTGACTAGGACCATGATAAACATCGCTGAAGCTTCATTGTTGTTCGAGCTACTCTGGGCTGTTGCCTCAAGGGTGGTCTTCTCAGGAATCGCAAGCGGGTATTCAAA